TTTTATCAGCGTATTTCATATTATTTTATTATTAAGTTATAGATTAAACCAAGAGCATTAACAGAAGCTAATGTTAAATTGGTTACAATGAGTGCTGGCTCTTTCCACATAATGCTTACTACGAGCCAAAGTAGTCCGCCTATCAAATATAACATTGGTCCCAAAGGGTAAATGTTAAGTGATGTGAAAGCGGTAGCAGCAACCAAAACGGCCGTTGCTATCCACTTTAATTTAGTATCTAAGGCTTTCATATATTCCTATGTAATCAGCGAAGTAATAGAAGCCAAACATTAATACATAACCAAGTGCTACGATAGCAGCAGCTATCAATAGAGTTTTTATATCATCTTTATTCATATACATATAAGGTAACACACATAAATCAATAAAACAAGCGAAATAAACACGATTTTCAAAGATATTTGTCAATAAAATCAATGACTTAGTCATTTTTTTTACCGTTCATACTTTGTTCTTATGTTTTTTATGAAAAAAATCAATATTTTCAGTAAAGAATCACACTAAATAGTAAATATATGTATGATTTTGATAAAAATGATGATTTGTCTTGGATGATACAAGATTACGGTGAAAAAAAACCTAAAAAAATAAAAAAAAATGGCAAAAAAGACTGCAATCAACGCAAACTCTCTAAAAAAAACAAGTAAACCAAAGAGAACAAGTATAGGCCGTGGATTTATCAGTAAATCTATGATGAATAAGCATAAAAAAAGAAGTTATAAACCTTATAGAGGTCAAGGAAGATAGTGACACACGAATTTGTTATATTAAATAAGGGTAAATTAGAAAAATATGGTGATTTTGAAAAAATACCACAAAGTTTTGACAATGTAATCAAATTTTTGCCTAAAATACCTGATGGCCCACATACAGAAGAACAACACATAGAAATAGATGATTGGAATATCAAATTTAAAGAATTAATGAATAGAGAAACAAACGAAAGAAAAATAAATGCCAGCAGCAACAAGAATAGGTGATGCTGATGTGAGTCATTGTTCAGGAATGACAAGAGCTCAAGGTTCGCCTAATGTATTTGTAAACGGCATAGCCTGGTCTCGTCAAGGTGATAACAATACTTCACATTTATTGCCAGGCGTACCTTGTCCTTCTCACGTAGCACCAATAACAATTGGTTCTACTACTGTTTTTATAAATGGTAAGGGAGCTGGCCGTGTAGGTGATGCAATTTCAGGATGCACTTCAGTTGCTCAAGGTTCATCAAATGTTTTCTGCGGTGGTTAAAAAACGATATAAATATTAGCACTTATGCCAAATTACGATGCCTCTGGTACTACAGCCTTAAACAAAAGTAAACGAGCTACTAGACAATATAAAGATTTAGATTTAAGTTTTGGTCGTAATGTAGTAACAAATGATGTAAATAAATTAACAGACGTAGAAGCTGTTAAAAGAAGTGTACGTAATTTAATTAATACATCACACTTTGAAAGGCCTTTTCATCCTGAAATAGGATCGAATGTAAGAGCGATGTTGTTTGAGCCTATGACGCCTTTAACAGCATTAAATCTACAAAGAAAAGTGCAAGAAGTTTTAGTTAACTTTGAACCAAGAATAAGATTAGTTCAAATTGTTGCAAGACCTGATATTGATAGAAATTCATACGATTTAGCTATTTACTTTTATGTAATAGGTTCAAACGAGTTAATTACGGTACAAACATTTTTAGAAAGATTAAGATAATATGGCAAGTAATAAATTAGAAGTATCAGATTTTGATTTTGATAATATAAAATCAAATTTAAAAACATTTTTACAAAGCCAGTCAGAATTCCAAGATTACAATTTTGAAGGTTCAGGATTTGCCGTTCTTTTAGATATACTTGCTTACAATACACACTATCTAGGTTTCAATGCTAATATGTTAGCAAACGAAATGTATTTAGACAGCGCTGACATAAGAAAAAATATTGTGTCACTAGCAAAGATGTTAGGTTACACACCATCTTCTGTAAGAACACCAACAGCTAGTATAGATGTTTTAATAAATGATGGTTCAGGTTCTTCTATTACAATGACAAAAGGAACCGTATTCACATCAACAGTAAATGGAACATCTTTTCAATTTGTAAATAATGCCGATATAATTACAACACCTGTGGATGGCGTTTACAGATTTTCAAATGTAGAAATATACGAAGGCACTTTAGTTACATTCAGATATACAGTTGATACGACAGACACCGATCAAAGATTTATAATACCAAGTCCTTTAGTTGATACTTCAACATTAGTTGTAAGAGTTCAAACAAGTTCTACAAATACAACAACAAGCACTTACACATTAGCCACAGGCCTTGCTGATGTTCAATCAACTTCTAAAGTTTATTTTTTACAAGAAGCTGAAGATGGCAAATTTGAAGTTTATTTTGGTGATAATGCCATTGGTGCTAAGTTATCAGATGGTAATATTGTAATACTTGAATACATAGTTTCAAATGTTGATGCCGCTAACGGCGCTTCTACATTTACACCAGCAGCAACGATTGGTGGATTTTCTGATATAACAGTTACAACAAATTCAAATGCTCAAGGTGGCACAGTTGCTGAATCAAAAGAGTCAATTCGTTTTAATGCTCCATTACAATACACTTCACAAAATCGTGCCGTTACAACTTCTGATTATGAATCTTTAGTTCGTTCAATTTATCCAAATGCACTGTCAGTCAGTGCTTGGGGTGGTGAAGATGATGAAAATCCTGTTTATGGAAAAGTTATTATAGCAATTAAGGCCGCTTCAGGTTCTACATTAACAACGGCAACAAAACAAAGTATTGTTACACAATTAAAAAAGTTTAATGTGGCTTCTGTTGTACCTCAAATTGTAGATCCAGAAACTACTTCTATACTCTTAACTTCAAGTGTAAAGTATGATGAAAAACTTACAACTAAAACGGCAACAACATTAAAATCAGATGTTCTTACAGCACTTTCAAATTATAATACAACAACATTACAAAAGTTTGATGGTGTGTTTAGATATTCTAAAGTTACAGGTATTATTGATGATACAGACACCAGCATTGTTTCAAACATTACTACAATTAAAATAAGAAAGAATTTTACACCTACATTAAATACTTCATCACGATACGACATATATTTTAGAAACTCATTATATAATCCAGTTTCAGGTTACAATGCTACAAACGGTGGTATTTTAGAATCATCAGGATTTAAAATAAGTGGTGATACAACAAATGTTTTCTTTTTAGATGACGATGGAGCTGGTAATGTGAGAAGATATAGATTAACAGGTTCAGTAAGAACATATGCTAACAATACACAAGGCACAATTAATTATACAACAGGTCAAATTACTTTAACATCTTTAAATATTACAACAGTTCAAAATATAAGAGGTGTTGCTTCGACTGTTATTGAATTAACAGTTCTACCAAAATCAAATGATATAGTTCCAGTAAGAGATCAAATATTAGAAATTGATACGGCAAACTCAAGCATTACAGTTGAAGCCGATACTTTTGTTGGTGGCTCTGCTGATGCTGGTATAGGATATACAACAGCTTCAAGTAGATAACAATGGCAAAGTTTCACAATAAAATATCAAACCTGATTACTTCTCAGGTTCCTGATTTTGTATTAGACGATCATCCAAAGTTTGTAGAGTTTCTAAAAACATATTATACATTTATGGAATCTGCCGAATTGGCAGTTACTTCTGTTCAAACAACAGATGGTATCACTTTAGAAACAGAAACAAATCAGGACAATAAATTAGTTTTAGATGGTTCACGTATTGATTCAGATCGAACACAATTAGATGCTGGCGATAAGTTACTCTTAGAAAGTTCTGCCTTTGGTAAGTTTACAAGAGGTGAAATTATAACAGGCCAAACATCAAAGGCCACTTCAACGATATTAGCAGAAGATTTAGACAATGGCCGACTATTCATAGCGGCACAAAACAAGTTTATTCAAGGTGAAATTATATTAGGTGCTAGCTCTAACGCCAGTGCTGTGGTAAATGATTACAGACCAAATCCAGTAAATAACATACAAGAGTTATTAGATTTTAGAGATCCAGATAAAGCTGTATCTAACTTTTTAACAAAGTTTAGAAATGAATTTTTAAATACAATACCTGAAGAAATAAATGCCAATATTAATAAGAGAAATCTTATAAAGAATATAAAATCATTATATCGTTTAAAAGGTACAAATACAGGCCATCAAATATTCTTTCGATTATTATTTGGTTTAGAATCTGAAACAACTTTTCCAAGAGAACAACTTTTAAGAGTATCAGATGGTAAATGGAATACAAGTAAAATATTAAGAGTCATTACAACAACAGGTGATACTGTTGATTTAGTAGGAAGAACAATCGAAGGCCAAACTTCAGATGCTACAGCAATTGTAGAAAATGTATTTAAGTTTCAAATTGGTTCAGATGAAGTATCAGAATTAATTGTAAACACCGATACAGTTGTAGGCACATTTTCAGTTGGTGAAGAAATACGAGGTACATCTTCTGATGACAGTGATATTTTTATAAAAGCAAATATTTCAGGAATACCAAATCAACCTACAATTACAAATGATGGTTCTTTATATACAACAGGCGACACAGTTGCAATTACAGCCGGTGGCGAAGGATCAATTATACAAGTTGATAGTGTTGGCCGTGGCAGTATAACAGAATTTTTTATTGATGATGTTGGTACAGGTTATGTTATTGGCGACGATTTAGTTTTCAATAATGCAAACACAGGCGGTGGTGCCGCTGTTGCTAAAGTTTCTGTAGTGAATGGTGGATTTACAGATGAACAAAGCACAAGCACAATTAATGATCACATTGTTTTAGAAGATGAAACAGTAAGAGGTGATGCTTACACAGGAAATAAAATTGTTCAAGAATCAGGCACAGGCGTAGGCGACATTACTGATATAAGAATTATAAATGCCGGTTCAAATTATCTTTCTTTACCCACCGTTACAGTCACAAGTTCAGGTGGTTCAGGTGCTGTTGTAAAAGCTTATGGTTCAGAAATTGGCCGTGTTCAATCACTAAAAATTGTAGAACCAGGAAAAGGTTATGAAAATTCACCTACACCTCCTTCATTAAAATTACCGACTTATCTTTTATTGATTGATCGTATAGGTTCTTTTTCAACAGATGAAACTGTTTCAGCATTAGGTTCAGATGGTTCAACTACGATTACAGCTTCAGTTGTAGGCATAAACACTTCTACAAATATTTTAGAAGTATCAAATGCTTCAGGCACTTTTGGTACAGATGTTACAATTACAGGTGGCACATCAGGCGCCACAGCGACAATTAAAAAATTCGATCAGGCAACGGCCACTACAACAGTAACAGCTATACTAGATACAGCCGGCACATATATTAGTCAAGACGGCCATCTTTCAGAAAATGTGATGAGAATACAAGACAGTTTATTATATCAAGACTTTTCATATGTTATTAAAGTAGGCCGTTCAATTAACGACTGGCGAGATAGTTTTAAAAAGACAGTTCACACGGCTGGTTTTTATTTTGTAGGTCAAGTAAGTATTGCCACACAAGTAAGTGCTGAATTAAGAAGTATTACAGGTATTAACTCTGGCGAAATCAATACACCAATTGATAGTGTCATCAATACATTATTTACAACAATATTCGGCCGAAGATTAGGTACAGTAGATGATGGTACAACTTTAAGAGCTTCACCACAAATAGGCGAAGGCGCTGACTTTAATACAAGCACAACATCACCGTTCTCATCAGGAACAAGAGATGTTACATTAAAACGCCAATACACAGTATCGTTCCCTGCTATTGCTCGTATTTCAGTGAGAGGTGATGAATTAAAATTTGGTTACGCTTATTGTGGGCCAAGAATGAGAAGTGTTAATAATTTTGGACTAAGTTTGTTTAGTGGAAGTGGTTTTGCTCAAACTTCTAATGTAGGAGCAGATAGCACGACAGCTATTTACATATCCCCTATGCAAATGGCCAATTGGGCGAATTTTAGATTAACAGCTTTAAACAGTGTGGATTATGATGGAGAGGTTGTTCAATTCCAAGATATTAACAATCCTAATCTAAAAACTAACTTAGCTTTCCCTAGTGAAATTAGGGTAAGTTATTAATATCGTGTATAAATATAAATAGAATTTTAAGGAAAAACTATGCCAGCAATTATAACAAATAAGTTTAGAATACATAATAGTGAACAATTTTCAGAATCATTTTCAGAAGCATCACCAAATGTTTACTATTTAGCTATAGGAAGACCACAGGCCTTCGCTACACAAACGAGAGGCGATAGCCGAACAGACAATCAA